CTTCGCACCCTGATACCCCTCCCCGAAGGGTGGTGAAGGGGCCCGAAGTTCCTGAGTCGGCCAGTAATGAACTGGAAGATACAGGGAAGGCCGGTGGCCAGGTGGAAGGGTCGCCATTCGCATGAATCACGGTGTGCACCGGCGAGCCCTGACGCGCGCAGTGCAGGCAGCCACCTGGCTGGACCTGGACACCGATGCTGCCGCCATCAGGGCCGCCGCCGACCTGGCCGATATGCTGGACCAGCTGCGCGCCAGCCGCCTGGACCAGCTGGTGTCAGGCATGGACAGCAAGGCCGCTTGGCATGCCGCCAGCGTTCACGCGAAGTTCCAGACCGCCCTGGAACAGCTGCGCCTGACCCCAGCCACCAGGCCCGAAGTCGCCACCGATGAAGCCACCGACCTGGTGGCGACCCTGCGTGCAGTGGTGACCGATGGCACTGCCACAGGCTGACTACCTGCCTGCAGGGCTGTGGACACCGCAGGAATTGGACAGCCTGCAGGGCAGCCCTGAACCTCGCATCGGCACACCGCAGCAGGGTGTGCGGTCCCTGGGCGGTGTGCTGTCAGGGTTCGATGACCTGTTCGGCTTCGAACTGTTCCCATGGCAGCGCGTGGCCGCTGACAGGGCCATGGCGGTCGATGACGCTGGCCGGTGGGTGCACACCACCGCCGCCATCATCGTCGGCAGGCAGAATGGCAAGACGACGCTGGCCGCCCGACGCATCCTGGCTGGCCTGTTCGTCCTGGGTGATCATGGCATCATCCACCTGGCCCAGGACAGGCAGCTGCCCAGGCAGGTGTTCACCGAAGTGGCCGACATCATCGCGAACGAACCGCAGCTGAACAGGCACCTGGCCGCCAGGCAGGGCATCGCCTGGACCAACGGCAGGGAAGCCATCACCCTGAAGGACGGCAGCAGTTACCGCATCCTGGCACCGAACGAACAGGCGGTGCGAGGGTACGACCGCGTCGGCCTGGTCCTGTTCGACGAGATACGCACCCAGCAGACCATGGCGGTGTGGTCGGCGGTGCAATACACCCAGCGAGCCCACCCGAACCCAACCAGGTGGGCCATCAGCAACGCTGGCGACCCTGACAGTGTGGTGCTGAACGGACTGCGCGACCGTGGCAGGGCTGCAGCTGCCGACCCTGGCAGCGACCCAGCGATGTGCTGGCTGGAATGGTCGGCACCTGATGACGCACCCACCGACGACCCGACACAGTGGCCGCTGGCGAACCCTGCCCTGGGCCTGACGCTGCGCGGCACCACCCTGCTGGATGAACTGCGCAGCGACACCGAAGAAGGCTTCCGAACTGAGGCACTGTGTCAGTGGGTGGACACCACCACCGCCCAGGCCATCCCATGGGATATGTGGGAGCGATGCGCCGCCGACATCACACCGCTGACCCCAGCCGATGACCTGCGAACCTGGTGGGCCATCGACCTGGACACCGAACGCCGCGTGGCCAGCCTGGTCATCACCGCTGAAGTCGATGACCGCCTGGTGGCCGGTGTCCACCGCCAGTGGACCGCCGAAGAAGTCGATGAAGCCGCCATCGCTGATGAAGTCGAAGCCCTGTGGGCCGACTGGTCACCGCAGGGCATCGCGTACGACCCACACACCTGCCAGGGCCTGGTGGACCGCAAGCCTGGCCTGCCGTGGGAGAAGGTCACAGGCACCGACTGGGTGATCGCCTGCTCCCAGCTGCTGGACGCTGTGCAGACTGGCTACCTGGCCCATGCGAATCAGCCTGACCTGAACAGCCAGCTGGCAGTGGCAGGCCGCCGCGACTTCGGTGATGGCAGCTGGCGCATCAGCCGCAAGGACAGCACCCACCCGATACCGGCAGTGGTGGCGCTGGCCAGGGCGGTGCACCTGTCCACCCAGGCCGGTGGTGTCGCCATCACAGTCCTGTGATTCAGGGAACCCTGCGCCACCGTGATGCGTCCAACCCTGTGCACGCAACTGGAAGGAACACCTGCGATGCCGACTGAATCCGCACCAGCACCACACACCGAAGTGCTGGTGAACACCATCCCTGACTGCGACCTGTGCCGGTCCCAGGAGGGCTACACCTGGCCCGCGTTCGCTGATGCCAGGCTTCCCAGGATCGGTTCCTGGGCCTATGTGTGCGACCTGCACTTCGTAGCGCATGGCTGTTCGCTGGGCCTGGGCCAGGGCCAGAAGCTGGTACAGCGATGACCGACGACACTGAAGCGACGCTGGCGCAACTGGAACACCAGGCGCGCATCAGCCAGGCCCTGTACGACGCGACCCTGGCAGCTGTCGAAGCTGGCTGGTCCATCGAAGATATCCGCGACGATGTGGTGGACGCGCTGCGCGTCACCTGGCCCGAAGCCGACCTGGCGGTGCCGTGATCCTGTCGCAGTGACCTGATACGATGCCAGCCAGGGCCGTTCCCTGGCGACGCACCAGCTGAAGGCCCCACCGGACGACCCGAACCGGTGGGGCCTTCGCTGTGTCCGAAGAAGCTACGGCGACAGGCCCACCCTGCCGAACATCAGGCAGCGCCGGCACGCCGAGCTCGAGAACTTCGTACGGCGAAACGGCCCCTACACCGTGAATCGTTCGGTATGATGAACGGCGATGGGACTTCTGCAACGCATCCTGGGCCTGGACACCGGCCCTGCCACCGATGACACCGACACCCGAAGCTGGCCGCTGTACGGGCCGGTGCTGAACCCTTCTGACCTGACCAGCCGCATTCCTGCCCAGGCCGGTGCCGCAATCAGGTACACACCCGAACTGGCGCTGGCCCAGCCGTCGGTGTTCACCGCTGTGCGCATGGTGTCCGCAGCGGTCCAGTCCATGCCCTGGCAGTCGATGGTGCGGTCCACCAGGCTGCCGGTCGATCCACAGCCTGCCATCATCCGTCAGCCTGACCCCTGGCACCCACGCGAAGACACCCTGCGCCGCATCGCCACCCTGCTGCTGCTACATGGCAACGCCTACCTGTGGCTGACGGCACCTGACCGGTCAGGCCGTCCCACTGTGGCCATCCCTGTGGATAACAGCGAAGTGCTGGTGCAGTGGAACGAAGCAGGCACCAGACCGACCTACCGGTGGCGCGGCCAGCTGCTGGAACTGAACCGCGACCTGATGCACCTGAAATACATGGACCTTGGCCCTGCGCACCTGTTCGGCATCGGGCCGGTGCAGGCCATCGCTGGCAGCATCGCCGGTGCACTGAACGCCGACCAGCTGGTGGCCCAGCAATACACCGACGGTGCCTGGGTCGATGGTGTCCTGCAGGCACCCAACAAACTGACGAAGGCCGAAGCCGACCGCCTGCGGTCCCAGTGGGACGCAGCCCACGCGGGCAAGCGCGGCACCGCAGTGCTGGAAGGCGGCATCGAATACAAGCCGGTGATGATGTCGAACGCCGAAGCCGAACTGCTCGCAAGCCGCAAGTGGTACGCCACCGACATCATGCGCACCTTCGGAATCCCTGCACCGCTGGCTGGCCTACCGATGGGCGAAGGCAGTTCGCTGACCTATCAGAACATCGAAGGTGTGAAATCGCAGTTCGCCCAGTTCGCTGTCCAGCCGGTCACCGACACCATCGAATCCGCGTTCACCCAGCTGACAGTGCCATCAACCCAGGAAGTGCTGTTCCAGTTCGCCAGCCTGCTGCGCGCCGACATCAGCACCAGGTTCAGTGTGTACCAGACCGCCCTGGCCGCAGGAATCCTGACGGTGAACGAAGTGCGAGCCCTGGAAGGACTGCCAGCGGTCCCTGGCGGCGACACCCTGCAGACCGACACCGCAGCGACTGTGGCCGCCGACGAGCCCACACCGACCCCTGCCCAGGAAGCACAGGTGAACCAATGACCGACCGCATGGAGTACCGCAGCGCGACGCTGGGTGCAGTCACCGACCGCACCATCGAACTGATGGTGGCACCGTACGACGAGGACACCCACCTGGGTGGCGGTGTCCGGGAGCGCATCAACCGCGGCGCGTTCGGTCAGCCTGACCCTGCCAGGGTGCCGCTGAAGCTGGAACTGGGACCGAACCATGCTGGCCCTGTGGTGGGTCGCGCCATCGCGTTCGATGACCGCCCTGGCGGCCTGTTCGCCACCTTCAGGGTGTCGAACACCCAGGCCGGTGACGACGCACTGACCCTGGCCGCCGACGGTGCCCTGGGTGCCAGTGCTGGAATGCTGATCACCGAAGCCGCACCAGTCGATGGTGTGGTCGAACTGCGCAGTGCCGAACTGCGCGAAGTCACCCTGACAGGCACACCCGCCTATCAGTCAGCCACTGTGCTGGAAGTGCGCAGCAGTGCGCAGGAAGGAAACACCATGGAGAATGACACCCAGGTGGCTGACACCCAGGCCGCCGCGACCGACACACCCGACATCGACAGCATCGTGGCCGAAGCGGTCACCAGGGCGGTCGATGGCATGCGCCAGGCCGCAGTGGACGCGCAGGTGCCCAGCATCGAATCCGCGACGCATCGTGGCCATGACTACCGCAGCGCCGGTCAGGTGCTGGCCGATATGCAGGCCCATGCCCGCGGTGACAGTGCCGCCACCGACCGACTGACCGCCCTGATGGACGCTGGCCAGGTTGTCGCTGATGGCCGCAGCATGAACCTGCTGCTGACCACCCGCGACGCGTTCACCGGTGTCGGCAATTCGGTGGGCCAGGGTGTCCCGAATAACCTGTACCTGCCCAGCCTGCTGGAACTGCTGCGCGAGGGCCGCCCGACTGCCGACCTGTTCACCGCCCAGCCGTTGCCGATGGAAGGGAACACCATCCAGACACCGAAGGTGTCCCAGGGCAGCACCGTGGACTACCAAGACGGCGAAGGCACCACAGTGTCGAACCAGGTGGTGACCGCGATCCTTGAGGACTGGAAGAAGTCCACCCTGGCCGGTGGCCAGGGCATGACCCTGCAGGCCATCCGCTTCGGGAATCCTTCGTACGCCGACATGGTGACCCGCGACCTGCTCGCTGACTACACCGAAACGCTGGACCGGTACACCATCGTCGGTGACCCCGCGGTGGACACACCGGTGTCCGGTACTGGCTTCACCGGCATCCTGAACGCCGGTGCGACCGATGTGCCGGTGGGTGGCGACCACGCGGCGGCGCTGGGCAAGGTCGGCAGCGCATGGGCAGCTGTCTACCAGGGCAGCCGCAGGGCACCCATCGCAGCGGTGATGTCCAGCACCGACTGGGGCGCGTTCCTGGACCTGGCCGACAGCGACAGCCGCCCGCTGATCACCAGCGAAGCGCCGCAGAATCCCGCGGGCATCGGCAACGCTGCCAGCGTGGCTGGCACCTTGCGGTCCATCCCTGTGGTGGTCGATGAGAATGTGCCCGATGGGAATGTGATCATCGGCAGCTTCCGCGACGCCTACCTGTGGTCCGACCCCATCAACCCTGCCCAGGTGTCGCTCACCTTCCCATCCACCCTGGTGACCGATGTCACGGTGTATGGGTTCAACGCGCTGGCCATCAGGCGACCTGGTGCCTTCGCCATCCTGTCAGGCATCACCAGTGCCTGAGCGGAAACCGTTCAACTGGACCGAACGCCAGAAGGCCGCCACCCAACCCAAGGGTGGCGGCCAGAAGGCGAAGAAGTCGAAGGCAACATCGAAGGACACCGACCCGAAGGACTGATGCCCTGTGGCTGACACCCTGGCATACCTGCAGGAAGCACTGGGCCTGCTACCTGACAACACCACCAGGCTGATATCGCCTGATGATGTGCGCCGCGTCCACCTGTCCCTGGTGGGCGACCGTGGCGGTGTGTTCGCTGACCCAGCCCAGGGCCCATGGACGGTGCCCATTCCAGCCATCGACACCTGGGTGGACATTCCCATCGCCATCGGCGGCGGCCCAGCCATGGTCCTGGGCGAATCGCTGTTCTGGCGCAAGGACAGCAACGGCCACCTGTTCTACAACTATGCCGCCGACTGGCCCACCGTGGCGGTCCCTGCTGGCTACACCCGACAGGTGACGCTGCTGGGTGTGGTCGAATTCGACCCGAACGGCGACACCTGGGAATTCGGCTTCACCATCGCCGGTGTGATTCAGCTGCCCACCTTCACCATCGAAACAGCTGGCCAGACCGACAGCACCAGCGCCACCATCATCAGCGGCGATCCTGTCGATGTGTCAGCTGCGCCAGCGGTGTCGCTGTCGGTGCGCAACCTGTCCAGCGACGCTGACCTGGCGATGACGCTGGCCAGCTTCCGAACCCAGGGCAGTGTGCTGGCGGTGGCACCATGACCACCGACTACACCTTCGGGCCGGTCGATCCACTGGCCGCCGCGTTCAGGTACACCACCCTGGCCGATGTGAAGCAGCGCCTGGGCATCGACCACCTGGAATACGACGACCAGCTGACCACAGCGAACCAGGCCGCCGAAACAGCCATCGACCAGACACTGGGCCGCAGCTTCCCTGACACCGGCGACAACCCTGAAGTGGACGGTGTACCGGCAGCTGTCCAGTCCTGGGCCCTGGACGCGACCATCGCACTGTGGAAGGCCGCCGATGCACCGTTCGGTCAGGCTGGCAGCGACACCTGGCTGGGCAGCATCGACATCATCGGTGAAACCGAACGCGTCATGCGCCGCCACCCAGGAGCCTATGGCTACAAGGTCAGCTGGGGTGTCGCGTGAGCGGTGTTCGCGCTGACCTCGCTGCCGCCATCACCGACGCTGTGCGGCCCACCTATCCACAGGTCCAGGTGTACGGCCATCCCGAAGATGTCACCCAGCTGCCTGCCCTGGTGCTGGTGCCTGGTGACCCATGGTGCCGACCCACCACCATGGGCGGCGGCGGCGGCGGCGCTGGCACCCTGGAATGGCAGTTCCACCTGGCGATATGTGCCCACAGGGCACCGGTCGAATCCAGCATCGAACTGATGGAAGCCCTGCGCCAGCTGGTGGAACAGGGCCTGACAACCCTGGGTGGCAGGTGGTCCCAGCTGGGCAACCCTGACACCATCGAACTGGCAGGCACCCAGGCCCTGGTGGCTGAAATGGACCTGTTCCTGATGACCGAAAGGCAGCGATAACCATGCCCGAAACATTCATTCCTGGCTACCTGACCGAAATCACCATCGGCACCGATGACCTGACCCTGATCGGCCAGGTGGTGTCCTACAGCGACGACCAGACCGCGGTCCCGAAGCCGACATTCGGCACCAGGTACCGCCGCACCATCGCCGGTCAGGGCCTTTACAGCATGGATGTGAACGGCCACCTGGCCGCCGAAGAAGTCGGCACCCTGTGGGCCCTGCGTGCCACCGCCGACGCACTGCCCTGGACTGTCCAGGTGGGCGAAGCTGGCGGCGCGACCGATGGCGGCATCCTGGGCGGCAACGCTGTGATGACCAACCTGACCATGGAAGCCGACGCTGAAGGCAACTGGTCCTGGTCCGCGACGCTGGAAGGCGACGGCGAACCCACATACACCGCACCTGTCGCACCGTAGGCCAGGGTCGGTGACCTGGTGGCCGCGAAAGGCATGCGCTACGGCGACATCAAGCAGCTGGACCTGGCGCTGAAGCACCTGCAGGTTCGACTGCCGAAGGCAGGCACCGAAGTCATCGAAGGGTTCGCCCAGGACATCAGCCGCGACGCTGCCAGCCTGGTCATGAGCCGCCCAGGGTCATCGGGCCGCTACAAGCGCGAACCGCAAGCGTATGACTTCACCGCCAGCCGTGGCGGCCACCCAGCAGTCAAGATCGCACGCGGCGGCACCGCCATCGGTGCCGAATTCGGTGCCACCTACCATCATGTGTTCGGTCGGCGCGTGCCGCAGCGGTCCATGAAGCGCAGGGTGTTCGGTGCCAGGGTGAAGCGTGCCCTGTCTGGCAAGGTGGTGGGCAAGGCGACGAAGGCTGGCCTGCCCAGGGTCGAACGCGACCTGGCGGTGACCTTCGACCGGACAGCTGAATCGGAATTCAGGAAGCGAGGGCTGTGACCCATGGCTGACGCGAATGTCTACATCAGGTACCTGGCTGACGCGTCGAAGCTGGTGACCGAATCGAAGAAGGCCCGACGCGCCACCGACAGGGTGGGCGAAGGGGCGAAGGCCACCGATAAGAACTTCACCGCCATGGCTGGCCGCATGGCCACCTTCTTCGCAGGGTCAGCGGCCCTGGCCTACATGGGCGACTGGATACGGCAGGGCACGAAGATGGCCGACACCGCCGACCTGGTGCGGTCATCATGGGATAAGACCTTCGGCGCTGCCGGTGCGGTGATGGTGTCGAACCTGGAAGAACAGCGCAAGGCGCTGGGCCTGGCCGAATTCGAAATGCAGCAGCTGCTGATGACCACCGGCCAGCTGGCCCAGCAGCAGGGCATGACGAAGGACGAATCGGCTGCCTTCGCCCAGGAACTGTTCACCATGGCCGGTGATGTCGCCGCGTTCACCGGCAACCTGGACGCAGCACCTGATGTGCTGAACGCGTTTCAGGCGGCGCTGCGCGGCGAATTCGACCCACTGGAACAGTTCGGCATCAAGCTGTCCCAGGCCGCCATCAACCAGAAGGCCCTGGAAATGACAGGGAAGGCGGCGACGAAGGAACTGACCGACCAGGAGAAGCAGGCCGCCCTGCTCGCCCTGATCACCGATGCCCTGGCCGACGAGACTGGCGCGCTGGCCGAAGCGATGCGCGACGGCGCGACCGCTGAGAATGAATTGACTGCCGAAATGGCCGACCTGCAGGAACAGACCGGCCAGGTGGCGCAGGTCGCGAAGCGTGCCCTGATGGAAGCCCTGCTGGGTGTGGTCGGTGCCCTGGAATCCATGGGTGGCTGGATTGGCCGCACCATCGCGTCCTGGGAGCGATGGGGCAACAGTGTGGGCGGTGTGGTCGGTGCCATCACCAGGACGGTGGTGGACCTGGTGCTGTTCATGACCACCGCCGACCCCAGCCGCTTCTGGCGCAGGCTGAAGGACGGTGTGAACAGTGTGCTGTCACCGATCCGGTCGGTGTCCAGCAAGCTGTCCAGCCTGATATCGAAGGCCAGCAACATCAGAAGCCGCATCGGCGGCATCATTGGCCGCATTCCTGGGTTCGCCGGTGGCGGCATCGTGCCAGGCCCGACTGGTGCACCGCAGCTGGCGCTGGTCCATGGCGGCGAACGCGTCCAGACACCGGCCCAGCAGCGCATGGGCGGCGGCGGCGGCAGCGGCGGCGGTGCCACCTACAACATCACAGTGAACGCTGGCCTGTCTGACCCCTATGCCACCGCCGAAGCGGTGGTGGACCTGCTGCGCATGTATCAGCGCACCCAAGGGAATGTGCCGTACGCCGACAACCAGCAAGGCAGCGCACCGGCATGAGTCAGCAGGTTCAGTTCGCCCAGCAGTCACAGTTCGGCGGCATCGTCCGGTTCGCTGTGGAAGTGGCGCTGGGCCTGAACGAAGGCGGCGACCAGACAGCGATATGGCAGGGCCCCACACCTGACCCCACCTGGGCCTTCTGGGACGACCCCGACAAGGGCTGGTCTGGCATCGTGCCGTCCTGGGTGGACATCACACCCAGGGTGCTGCGCATCCAAACCAAGCGTGGCCGTGACCGCTGGGAACAGCAGTTCAAGGTCGGCAGCTGCCAGGTGGTGCTGGATAACCAGGACGGCATATTCACCCCTGACGCTGACCGGCCTGCAGGTGCGGTGGCGCTTCGGCCTGGCCGGTGGCTGCGCGTGCTGGGTCAGCGCACCGATGACGGCAGCCCATGGGTGCCGCTGTGGACCGGCCAAATCGACACCATGCAGGACCAATACAGCACCGCAGCCCATGGCATAAATGCGAAGTTCCTGTGCATCGACTTCGGTGGCCGCTTTCAAATCGACGACCCACCTGCCCTGGAATCACCGATCCCTGCCGGTCAGCTGACCAGCGCCAGGGTGGCGCTGCTGCTGGATGAATCGAACTGGCCCGATGAACCGGTGTGGCGAGACATCGACACGGGCCTGCACACCATGGCCGAATCGAACCTGGCGCAGTCCAGGTGGGCCGAAATGCAGGTCGCTGCCACCGCTGAAGGCGGCAGTATGTTCATCAGCGCCGACGGTGTGCCGACCTTCAGGAACCGTGACTGGCTGGTGGATAAGCTGGACCAGCCACCGAAGTTCACCGTGGGTGCACCGGCCAGCGGTGTGCAGGTCATCGGCGCTGAAACCGACTGGTCCAGCCAGCGAATCTACGGCGATATCAGATATGCCAGGAAGGGCGGCAGTGAGTACCGCGTCACCGACCCTGACAGCATCGCCCTGTACGGGCCCCGGACCTATCGCCGGTTCGACATCGAATGCGAAACCGACAACCAGCTGCAGGCCCTGGCCGACCGGTTCCTGGCCGCGTTCAGGTTCGACCGCAGCCGCCTGGAAGGCATCGACCTGGCACCGACGAGCCCTGAGGGCATCAGCCAGCTGCTGAACCTGGAACTGGGCGACTACATCAGGGTCACGGTGCAGACCGACGGCGAAGGGCAGTGGGCCTACACCGGCGACTTCTTCGTGCAGAACATCGCCCATGAAATCGACAGCAGCGACTGGGTGACCAGCCTGCGCATCGAATCGGCCCAGTTCGATGTGCCGCTGCTGCCAGCCGCGTTCACCGCAGGGTTCGATGAAGGCTTCGACAGTCAGGACAGCAGCTGATGCCACCCGAAATCCCTGATGTGGTGCAAGGCCAGCCGGTCGAATCGGCCTGGGGCAACGATGTGCGCGACCGCGTCACGATGCGGTACGCCGACCTGTCGGCGTTGCAGGCAGGTGAACCTGTCCCTGATGTGGGTGCCTTGCGCTGGCTGGACGACCCAGGCGAACTGGTGGTGTGGAACGGCAGCGCCTGGCTGACAGTGCTGGACCAGGACGGTGGCTTCACCATCGGCCCTGGCCTGGTGGACCTGGAACGCACCGCCAGTGGCTTCCTGCGCGCCACCAGGACAGGCACGAATCCAGGCATCGTTGGCCGCGTCGTGATGCAGATATCCAGTGGCTGGGTGGTGGACCTGTCCGACGCTGACGGCGCTGACAGTTACCGACCGGTGGCCATCGACAGGTCGCTGGCGAACTTCATGGTGGGCGGCCTGACAGTGGACGATGCAGGGCTGGTGGAACTGCGGAAATCACCGGCAGCCGACGCGCCGCTGATGCAGTGGCAGCTGGATGGCAGCTACGGCGGTGGCCGCCGCTACCAGTGGCGGCGCGGCCCGCAGTTCGGCAACCTGGAACTGTGGGTGATACGGCCCGACAGCCTGGAACGGCGACTGTTCACCTGCGATGATCAAGGCCGCTTCTGGCCCGATGCCCTGCAGTCCGGTGGCTATCCAGACACTGCCGGTGACCAGACCGCCCTGGAAGCGCGAACCGGCGAAGCGAACCTGTATGACATCATCGGCCAGCTGCTGGACCGAATCGAAGCCCTGGAAGGAAGCTGACCCATGCCTGAAATCCCGAATGTGGTGCCTGGTGAACCTGTCGAAGCCGACTGGGGCAATGACATCAGGGACCGGTCGGTGCAGAAGTACGCCGACCTGACCGCCCTGGAAGCCAGCCAGCCGGTGCCGCAGCTGGGCGAGCTCGCGTGGCTGACGAACCCTGGCTACCTGGTGGTGTGCACCGACGCGGCAGGGCCGACCTGGACACCGCTACTGGACCGCACCGACGGCGACGGGCGGTGGGTACTGAAGGCCGGTGACACCATGACCGGTGCCCTGACAGCCACCAAGCTGACCAGCAGCAGCGACCTGGAACTGTCAGGCACCTTCATCAACAAACTGACTGCAGGCACCTTCGCTGTGCGCATCGACGGCAAGAATGTGCTGACACTGCAGGGTGCACGCACCGTGGCGCGTGCCGAATTCTCCCAGGGTGCCGCCCTGGACCCACCGAAGGCCGATGTGCTGCCATGGACCACCCAGGCCCTGACCATCGGTGAACTGGGTGCGCTGGGCACCATGGGTGCCTTCTTCGCTGGCCTGTACGGCAACTGGATGCGCACCAGCGCCAGCCAGGCGGTGTCGCTGGGTGCCAACGGCCAGAACGGCGCTGGCACTGTCGAAATCGACCCCACCGGTGTGGTGAAGATCGCTGCTGTCAACACCCTGAGCCCAGGCACGAAGCCTGCCGATGTGGTGCAGGTCACCCAGGGCAAGCTGGCGGTGCTGAACGGTGAACTGACCCTGAGCGGCGGCGGCACGCAGAAGGTGCGATACACCGCCGCCGACGCAGCGGTGTCTGCCAGCCGTGACGCGGTGTGGGTGTCCACCGGTGTCGGCAGCAATTACCGCCTGTTCACCATCGCGACCCTGGCCGACGCTGACCCTGTGGTGGCCGACTTCTTCACCGACAGTCCAGCGGCAGCTGCCCTGGTGGATGGGCACAGCGACGAGGGCCCCACCCACCGCGACATCATCCAGGCGCTGGTGCATGAAGTCACCGACCTGAGGGCCAGAATCGAAGCACTGGAAGGGGCATGATGGCGCGCTATCCACAGGCCACCTGGGTGGGTGGTGCCACCACCTACGGGCCGAACCCAACCCATGGGAAGTCGAACCTGAAGCTGGTGCTGCACACCACCGAAACGAAGGGCATGCCAGGGTTCAGCGGCGGCGACACCGCACCACACCTGGTGTACGACCCGAATCGGCGCAGCTGGCAGCAGTGGGCCGACTTCGACCGCTATGTGGGCACCATGAAGGGCCACAGCAGCGGCCACTGGAACTGTCAGGCCATCCAGGTCGAAATCATCGCCTACAGCGACCGGTCAGTGGCCGCATCGGTCGGTGGCCTGTGGGTCGGTGACTTCCTGCCTGAGCATTACGCCGACCTGGCGCACCTGTACCGGTGGCTGATGGACCAGGGCCTGGTGGGCCTGGACCTGACACCGACACCGCCTGGTGGCTGGCGCTACGGCACCAGTTCACCGCACCGCATGACGGCCAGCCAGTATGACGGCTTCAGCGGCCTGACCTGCCATGGCGCGGTGCCAGGGAACACCCACTGGGACACCGGCGAACTGGACCTGGAACACCTGTGGCTGCTGGCCACCGACGGCGAACAGCCACCTGACCCACCGACACCGAACCCACCACCTGACCAGGAGGACGCACCGATGTGGCCGATGTACGAAACCGATGGATACAACAGCCCGAAGGGCAAGGGCCGCACCGCCTGGCGCGAGAATGTGAAGGTGCTGCAGGGCATGGTGAACGATGCTGGCGGCCAGGTGGATGAGGACGGCCTACTGGGCCCATCGACCCTGGCGGAGATTCAGGAACTGACCGGCCTGGCAGTCGGCAGCGAAGTCACCGGCACCCACGCGAATGTGCTGCGCCGCATGGACCTGTCCGGTGGCGGTGGCGGTGGCTACATTCCACACACCCACACCACCGACACAGGCAGTGTGGTCTGACCGCGACCTGCTCGCCCTGATGATCGCAGCAGCTGGCGCGCTGCTGCTGACAGGTGCCGACTGGGTGGCCAGCCAGGTGCTGGGCATCGACACAGTGAGCCTGCTGGACGCTGCCGCAGTCGGCGCTTACGGCTGGCTGCTGTACCGCATCGGCAAGGGCCCACCGACCGCCTGAAGGCGCGTTCTGTCTATGACCCCATGCTGTCCCGGCATGGCCATGATGTGTTCAGTGGTCCCAGGCGACCTATCCAGCCCATGCCTGGTGTGCTGACATTCGACACCACACAGCCCTATGTGTTCAGGCTGCGCACAGTCCCGCGACGCTGCTGCCTGGCAGCCCTTACAGCTGCCACCACCTCGCGTGGGTGTCCATCATCAGGTCAGCGCGTCATACCGATACACCCGAAGGCAACAGCGACTGGTCAGCTGACCGGTGGAACTTCACCTGTGTTACCCACCCATCGGCAGGCAGCACAGCTGGGCATCAAGGGTGGGTGGACCGCGACAGCGAAGCAGGTGATGCTGCCCAGGGAATGCCCGCGCGGTGGTGCGCAGGGTGCGCTGGGTCAGGTATGCTTCGGCAGGTCGGAATGACAAAGTGCGCGACACCCTAGCCATGCCGCTGGGGTGTCGTCGCGTCCAGGGCCGCTAGGATGGTCCCAGCATCGGTGTTCCACCGAAGCGTGCATGCAGTCGAAGGCCCACCGGCATCACCTGGTGGGCCTTCCTGCTACCCTGATCGGCGCACGCGACAGGAAGGAACACACCATGCGCGTCGAATCCGATGACCGCTACCCCAGGCCGGTGCCTGAGCCGCCACCCGACGAGGACCACGCGGCGATGGGCTGCCTGGGCATCACCATCGCCCTGGTGGTGTCCCTGGCTATGTGGTACTTCGGCTGGCACCTGGTCAGGTGGCTGTTCTCATGACCCTGGACCACAGCAGCTGGCCCACCAGCATCGAATACGCTACCTGCTGTGCCCATTGGCCAGCAGCTGGGCACCGCACCCACCTGAAGCCCAGGGCGACCAGGGCGAAGGCCCAGCAGGCCATCATCGACAGCGACCACCATGCCGAAATGCTGCGCCGCACCGGTGAACGGCACTGGTACATCGAAGAAGCGCCGCACCGCCTGCTGGTGCGAGCCGTCACCGCCTGGGTGGACGCTGACGCAGCACCGACACCAGTGCACCCTGGCCAGCTGACCATCGACCAGGACGGTGAAGCATGACAGTCGCACTGTGGATTGTGACCAGTGTGCTGGTGGTGTTCATCACCATGGTGGCGCTGGGTATGGCCATCAGGCCCTATGTGGACCAGCTGCGCGCCGACCGTGACGCGTGGAAGCAGCGAGCCCTGGAAGCCGAAGGCCGCCAGGCCCATGACGGCCTGGCCGATGTGCGCATCATCGACCCGAACGGCGACCTGCCGTGGGCGACCGACAGCGACCGCGAGGACATCGCCCTGTGGCTGCAGGGCGCACCAGGATGGAAGGACAGCGAAGAATGAGACAGGCAGCATGGTGGATGGCTGGGGTAGTGGCTGGGACGGTGCTGGGGTTCCTGGCGGCCACAGCAGGCGCTGGCGCAGCGATGCGCGAAATGACCGCCGAACGCGACGAGCAACGCGACCGCCTCACAGCGAGCATCAACACCCTGATGGACACAGCAGCGAAATCGCTGCAAGATGAACGGCGCAAGGTCACCGACCTGACCGATGAACTGGAACGAAGGAAGCCGAAGAATGTGGCAGGTCGCAGCGATGCCTGACCAGCTGACGGACCACAGCGGCCACTGCCACGCGTCCACCCAGCACCACACCCTGCCCATGCAGGTGGTGTGCTGCAGGCCGCGCGGCCACACAGGGTTGCACACCAGCTGTGGTGGACGGCCTGCCAGCGACCATCCAGCGCACTTCACCGAATGCCTGGGCTGGCGCACCGACACCAGGCTGCTGGCCCTGTCCGGTGGCTTCCCTGTGGTGGTGCGATAATGGACGACCAGCTGCGCGTCGAAGGTGTCCGCATCACCTGCGACATCAGGCCGCTGAACCCTGATGACGCTGCCTGGCTGCAGGGCGATGTCGAAGCGGTGCGCCTGGAAGCCGAACGGCTGATGATGGAAGCACTACCGGCAGGCGAATATGTGGTGGTGCTGAAGGCCCGAAGGCTGGTGGCCTGATGAACGCTGACCTGGCACCCATCACCGGCCTGCGCACCACCGGCCTGCGCGACCCTGAGACTGGTGAGCAGCTGATCGCGGTCGAAGTGCTGCTGGGCGAAGCCGCCGCCGACGGGCTGCGCCTGGGCATGCAGGTAGTCATGATGGCGGTGGTGCTGGTCCCTGAAGGTGATGATGATGGCGCTGCTGGATGAAGGCAGAACTGGTGTCTGGAACCGCATTAGGCGGCGCATCATGGAACGCGACCACCACACCTGTCAGCGGTGCGGTGCCAGGGCGACCCAGGTGGACCACATCGTGCCCAGGGTGCTGGGTGGCAACGATGACTGGGGCAACCTGCAGGCCCTGTGCACCAGGTGTCACAAGCGCAAGTCTGAGCAGGACCACCGGCGCATCAGGGCAATACTGCAGGGCATAGGGGCCACCCACACCACACCAGCGGTGGTGGCTGACTCACCGGCAGTGGACGGCACCGGCAGGGTGCGCGTTCTTCAGGCAGGCGGCAAGAC